AACTACGATGTTCGAAGTGTTTGGCACATATGCTTTTTCGGTGTAGTGAAAGCGAGATTGGATAATGGTTACATCACTATTCATGGCAATTCTCCTTTTCAAAATATTTTGAAAGAAGTATAACACAAAATCAAAAATAAAGATAGAAAGAAGGAATTAGATGAACGAGTTGTTAAAAATTAACTACGAGGCAGAACAGCCGACCGTATCAGCAAGAGATTTACATGAAGCATTGGAAATCAATACGAGATTCAATGATTGGTTCTCGAGAATGGCGGAATATGGATTTGAAAATGGGGTTGATTTCAACTTACTCAAAAATGAGAAGGTTCGATTAGAGGGAAATCGAGAGGTCAAAAGAGATATTATGGACTACCAGATTTCCGTAGACATGGCAAAACAGATCTGTATGATCCAGCGATCCGAGAAAGGCAAGCAGTACCGTCAGTACTTCATTGATCTGGAGAAAGCCTGGAACACCCCGGAGCAGGTGATGGCAAGAGCACTGAAACTCGCAGACAGAACCATCGACACTCTGAAAGAAGAGAACAAGAAGCTGATCGAGGATAATGAGCGTATGAAGCCAAAGGAGATCTTCGCCGATGCGGTGAAGGCAAGTGACAGCTCCATTCTGATCGGAGATCTGGCGAAAATTCTGCGCCAGAACGGCGTAGATACCGGACAGAAAAGATTATTCGAACAGCTCCGTAATGAAGGCTATCTTATGAAAACCGGATCCAGCCGGAACATGCCAAAGCAGAAATACGTGGCAAATGGATTTTTCCAGATCAAAGAGACTGTGATTTCTAATCCGGACGGCAGCGTGCGGATGACCAAGACTACAAAGGTAACTGGAAAAGGCCAGCAGCATTTCCTGAATAAATATCTGAAGAAGGAGGCGGCAGAGAATGAGTCAGAAAAAATTGAGTGAGTACATCGATGCTCTGGACGGGATCACGTATCCGCAGTGGGTAAAGCTGAGAGAAGGAATTGATATGCAGTTTGATTTTTCCAGAAGAGAGCTGGAAAAAGATATGCAGGTCTCTTCTGGAGAAACGGCGAAATTTATCCGCTCACATTTTGGAGAGGCAAGCGTTAAGTGATGCTGATGTTCGAAATAGCAATAGTAATTATTGTACTTGGAATGAATATGCTTTCCGCATTGTGCTATTCAAAAGAAAAGAAACGCACAGGCCTTATTTTAAAGGCACTGGCAGATGGCATTTCTTTAATATTTGTCTGTACTCGATGAAGATTGCTTTTGACAGGTCCTCAAAAACCTCGTCCATTTTTTGAGCACATTTTTCATATGGATATTCTGGATTGCCATTTTCAGCTTCCGCCAAGTTTAGGAATGCTAAATAGAAATCAGAATACATTGCCTGAGATAGTGGTTCCATGAGATGGATGTTTTGAGTCATTATATCCAAAAATGTGGAACGTACTTCAATAGACATAGTGCTCAACTGATTTTGAGGGAAGAATCCCATGCGATATCTCTGATAAAACGGGACATAAAATTTTAAAAGCTGTTCTTTTCTGACGTTGTATTTTCTGTCGGATGAGTCTTTTATCGAGTTTAGATAAACAAGGGTAAACGACCCAATTACAGTGATTACAGAAACAATAACAGAGCTATTCACGATGATCTCCTTTCTGAAATACTCGGGCATGGCAGTGCCTTGTATAACCAGAATAGGAGTGGAGCAGTAAAAAGTCAATAAAAAGAAAAAGTCCCACAGGAAGGACCAGTTCCCACGGGACACAATACAAAAACAATTTGCAACTACATAATAGCTCAAAAATGATTATGAATCAATAGAAAATCATTACAGAGCCGGGTTGCATACGATAAGGAAGAGGTGATGCCTTATGAAAGAAATCATGGTTGTTACTCGGATCACGATCGGAGGACAGCAGTATACGGCAGAGGAACTCGGAGAAGAGAAAGCAAAAGAGATCGTTCGCCAGCGGATGGAAGCCGCGGTGGAGTCGATGGGGTATGAAAGGAGTAAGGAATGAAAGCATCAGATAGAGCTGCGTTGGCAATCGGCGCGGTTGGTACATGGATCTACATCGGCGGCGTGGATTCCGACCTGTGGGGACGCGCCGCCCTGGGAGCTGGAATGTTCCTTCTGGCGCTCGTGGCAAAGAAGATCGGCGATTACGTCGAAGAGTGCCGCGAGGAGCAGGAAGAGCGGGAAGAAGAGCGCCGGGACGAGGTGTTTGCGGCGTGGATCCGCTCAGGGTCGTTGAAAGAAGGAGGAAAAGGAGCAGCATAAATGGTTCGCATGATCAGACTAAAAAGCCATAATGAATGGCTGGAGCACCGGGACCGGATCGGCGGGTCAGATGCGGCAGCTATTGTCGGGATGAATCCCTATAAAAGTAACGTTGAGCTGTGGCAGATCAAGACCGGTCAGGCGGTTCCGGAAGATATTTCTGATAAGCCGTATGTTAAGTACGGGACTGAGGCGGAGCAGTATCTTCGTGAACTGTTTAAACTGGATTTTCCAGAATATCGGGTTGAGTACGTGGAAAACAATATGTTTTTCAACGATAAATATCCGTTTGCACATGCGTCTCTGGATGGCTGGCTGACAGACCGGGACGGCCGTCGGGGTGTGTGGGAATGCAAAACAACGCAGATTCAGCATACAGGGCAGAAAGAAAAATGGAATGGCCGCATCCCGGACAACTATTATATCCAGATTCTGCACTACCTGATGGTCACGGAATTTGATTTCGTTGTTCTGAAGGCTCAGTTGAAATACGACTTCGGCGGAGATGTCTTTCTTCAGACCAAACACTACAAAATAGAGCGGGCGGACGTAGAAACCGACATTCGATATCTGGAATCTGCGGAACGGGCTTTCTGGAAACAGGTACAGGAAAGAAAAAGACCGGCACTTATCCTGCCGGAATTATAAAAAATAAGACAAGGAGCACAGAAAAATGGAACTGAAAATGAATGAATATCAGCTGCCGGAAAAGATCCTTTTCAATTATGAAGAATTAAAACGGGAGCTGACCGAAAAAGTATCACACTACGAAACACTGGTCTATACCGATGATCAGATTAAGGAGGCCAAAGCAGATAAGGCGGCGCTGAATAAGCTGAAAAAGGCTCTGAACGATGAAAGAATCCGCCGTGAGAGAGAGTACATGGCTCCGTTTGCGGATTTCAAGAACAAAATCAACGAAATCATCGGCATCATCGACAAGCCCATTGCGGTTATTGATACGCAGGTTCGAGCTTATGAGGATCAGCAGAAAGAAGACAAGCTGAAAAAGATCAAGGAGCTGTGGGGAACGCTGGCGGTTCCAGAAGGACTTTCGTTTGAAAAAATCTACAATCCGAAATGGTTGAATGCTTCCACTTCGATGAAATCCATCGCAGAGCAGATGAATGCCGCGATCGAGAAGTTCCATCAGGACATGACCACGCTTGCAAATCTGCCGGAATTTGGCTTTGAAGCCCAGCAGGTATACATTTCCACTCTGGATATCAACAGGGCGCTTGCTGAGGGGCAGAGAATGGCTCAGGTGCAGAAGCAGAAAGAAGCATATGAGGCAGAGCAGAAACGGCGCAAGGCAGAGGAAGAAGCCAGAAAAGTTGCAGAAACAATGGAAATTCCGAAACAGTCAGAAGGAACTGGTGTGCCGCCGGTTGAGGCAGAATCCGCTGTTGAAACCGTGAAAGAGGCAGTGGAGCAGGATGTTCATGAGAAAAAGCAGTGGGTTGCCTTCCAGGCACTGTTGTCAACGGACGATGCAATCGCATTGAAGGCATTTTTTGATTCAAGAAACATTGAGTTTAAGCCAATTTAAGGAAAGCGAGGATAAAGAGTCATGGCAGTACAGAACAGTTTACAGAGATCAAGAGGAAACCAGAGATTAGGCATCTCGGCGTATCTGACCGCGGATGCGGTTAAGAATCAGATTAATCAGGTAGTAGGCGGTAAGGATGGACAGCGCTTCATTTCCGCCATCGTTTCGGCGGTCAACACAAACCCGGCACTGCAGGAATGCACGAACCAGTCGATCCTCTCCGGTGCACTCCTGGGCGAGTCGCTGAAACTCTCACCTTCGCCGCAGCTTGGCCAGTATTATCTGGTGCCATTCAATGACAAAAACAAGGGCAAAGTGGCGCAGTTCCAGCTCGGATACAAAGGATATATTCAGCTCGCCATCCGTTCCGGTCAGTATAAAAAGCTGAACGTCCTTGCAATTAAGGAAGGTGAGCTGATCCGGTTCGATCCGCTGAACGAGGAAATAGAAGTGCGGCTGATCGAAGATGAAGAGGAGCGGGAACAGGCCAATACTATTGGATATTATGCCATGTTTGAGTATACCAACGGATTCCGGAAAGCGATCTACTGGTCGAAACGGAAAATGGAAGCTCACGCACTGAAGTATTCCAAGGGATACCAGGCCAAGAAAGGGTATACCTTCTGGGAAAAAGATTTTGACGGTATGGCATACAAAACCATGCTGCGTCAGCTGATCAGCAAGTGGGGAATCATGTCGATTGATATGGCATCCGCGATTGATTCCGATATGGCGGTTATCAACGAGGACGGCACTAAAGATTATGTTGACAATGACGCTACTGTGTTTGATATGGAACCAGCGCAGGAAGCTACGCCACAGCAGAGTCAGCCTGAACCGGCAGTACCTGTAGATGCAAAAGCAGCGTTGTTTGGAAATAATTGAAAGAGAGGGAACCGACGATGAATAAAGTAGAATTACAGAATCTGGTGGGCGGACAGCTTCAGGAGAAGTTTGAGCATGCTTTCGAAAGAGTGATCGAGAACCTGCAGGACCCGAATACTTCATTTAAGGTCAAGAGAGGCATCACGATCAAGCTGAGTTTCACACAGAACGAGAACCGGGATGATGTGTCTGTTTCCGCACAGGTAGTGGAGAAACTGGCACCACAGCAGGATATGAGCACAAAATTCTACATCGGCAAGGATCTGCGCACCGGCGAGGTGTACGCAGAAGAGTATGGAAAGCAGATCCGTGGCCAGATGAGCCTGAATCTGAACGAGTCAAAGGCAGAGAAGCAGACCGAGGTTGTGGATGGCACCGTCGTGGATACCGAGACAGGCGAGATTTTAAGCGGAAAGAACGAAAATGTTGTTGATTTCAGAAAGGCTGCCAAGTAGGCAGGGGAGGTAAATGATCATGATTAAAGAAGCATTACAGTACATCGTAGGACTTGGAAAAGCAGAGGAACACGTAATCAATGGAGCTTGTTATTCCGACAAGCCACTGCATCGAATCGATACATATTACCCGAAGGCAGATGCCATCGAAATGCACACACTGACAAGCCTTGTGGACTATATCAAGTCAGAAGTGGATGAGATGCCGCCGCGGATGATCGTGGAAGTCAAAAGCCCGACGGAAGTGGAGCTGTATTCCCAGCTGGATCCGAACCGTGACCGTGAAAGCCTGGTGGTGGCGAGTGCAAGAGTTCCGGGCTTTGAATTTGACCGTTTTGTGGAGCATGAGAAGTTCTGCATCAACCTGCAGTCGAAGTTTATTCCAAGCGATGACCGCGAGCTGATTCTGAAGTTTGCCGGAACGGTAGAGGCAGGAAGCGTTTCGGAGTATGGGGATGACGGTGTAACGCAGAAAGCAACCATTAAGACCGGTCTGGCATCCAAGGGCGATGCGATCGTACCGAATCCGGTGTGCCTGCGGCCGTACAGAACATTCCTTGAGGTGGAACAGCCGGAATCGGCATTTGTGTTCCGAATGAAACAGGACAGCTATGGCAGCGTAATGTGTGCCATTTTCGAGGCAGACGGCGGTGCATGGAAGATGGATGCAACGCAGGCAATCAAAGAATATCTGCAGCGTGAGCTTGATGGAATGCCGCAGTTTACCGTTATTTCATAATAGACGATAATTCTTACCCGCGCGGCTGGAAAATGGCTGTGCGGGGCAGATAGAAAGGATAGCGTATGAACAAAGTAATTTTGATGGGCCGCCTGTGCGCGGATCCGGAAGTGAGATACGCACAGAATCAGAACCAGACCGCCATTGCACGGTATCGTTTGGCTGTTGATCGGAGGTTTCACAGAGACGGCGATGCAACCGCAGACTTCATCAGCTGTGTTGCATTCGGAAAAGCGGCAGAATTTGCAGAGAAATACCTGCGCCAGGGTACGAAGATCGCAATTACCGGCCGGATTCAGACCGGCAGCTATACCAATCGGGAAGGTCAGAAGGTCTATACAACGGATGTAGTGGTTGAGGAGCAGGAGTTTGCAGAAAGTAAGAGTGCCAGTGCTGGAAACGGCGGAGCGGCACCGCAGACGGCGGACCCGGATGGCTTTATGAGCCTCCCGGATGGCATCGACGAAGAGCTGCCGTTTAACTAGAAAGCAGGTGCGAAATGGTGTGGAAAAGATATGCCGGGAATAAATACGGAAGCCGAAAAGTGGAAGTGAATGGTATCGTGTTCGACTCCAAGCGGGAGGCGGCGCGGTATCAGGAGCTTCTGCTCCTCGAAAAAGCAGGAGAAATAAAGGATATCCGGCGGCAGGTCAAATATGTGCTGATTCCGGCACAGTACGAGCATCCGGAAAGCACAACCAAGAAAGGGCGCGGAAGATGCGTTGAGCGGGAATGTGCCTACATAGCGGATTTTGTATACAAGACGATTCTGCCGGACGGGGATACCCTTACGATCGTAGAAGACACCAAGGGATTCCGGACGAAAGATTATATCATCAAACGGAAGCTGATGCTTTCCGTGTATGGAATACGAATCAGGGAGATTTAGGGGGGAGAGTAACATGGCGGATATCAAATGGATTAAGATCACGACAGATATCTTCGACGATGAGAAGATTCTGTTGATTGAGAGCCTGCCGGAGGCGGACTCGATTATTGTGATCTGGTTTAAGCTCCTGTGCCTTGCCGGGAAGATGAATAACAGCGGTGTGTTCCTGCTGAGTGATAAAATCGCCTACACGGACAAAATGCTGGCAACCATCTTCCGTCGGAAGGAGTCTACGGTGCAGCTGGCACTTAAGACCTTCGAGCAGTTTGGCATGATTGAGATTCTGGACGGCGTGATTACCATCCCGAACTGGGGAAAGCATCAGAATCTGGAGCAGCTGGAGGCTCGGAAGAAGTACCAGAGAGAATACCAGCGGGACTACCGCAGAAAACAGAAGCTTCTGCTGACTGGTGAGCAGGAAGAAAATACAGAGGAAAGTTCATGTGAAGATTCACGTAAACATTTACATAAATATTTACATGAATCCAACGTTAACAGCCTAGATAAAGAGAAAGATAAAGAAGAAGATAAAGATAAGAATAAAGAGAGTAAAGAGAAAGTAACCTGCGAGCAGGTTGTGGACCTTTACCGGTCCATCTGCGTTTCTTATCCCGAGGTTATTTCTCTTTCCGAAGCCAGAAAACGAGCGATCCGGGCACGGCTGAAAATGTACAGCATGGATGACTTCCGGATGCTGTTCGAAAAGGCGGAGGCATCCTCGTTCCTGAAAGGGGCGAATAACCGGAACTGGTCAGCCAACTTTGATTGGATGATCAAGGATGCCAATATGGCTAAGGTAATCGACGGAAACTATGATGACGGATCGTGGAACAAGCATACAGTCAAGCAGCCTTCAGGAAACAATACAGCGAAGCAGTTAGATGATTTTTACAATATGGCGACCGAATGGGCCGCCCAGGAAGATGGTGATAAGGATGAATAAGCAGGAATTTTCCCTGTTCACAATGGCGCTGAAGACCTATTATCCCCGGGAGAACCTGCTCCCGAATACCCAGGCGATGGAACTGTGGTACCAGCAGCTCCAGGATATCCCATACCGCACGGCAGAGGCGGCGCTGAATCAGTGGGTTGCCACAAATAAGTGGTCTCCATCCATCGCAGATATCCGTGAGACGGCCGCAGGGGTCGCTTCCGGTGAAGTTCTCGACTGGGGTGAAGGATGGGAGCAGGTGTTGAAAGCAATTCGAAAATACGGCTTATACAGAGCTGAGGACGCAATGGAGAGCTTCGATCCGATCACCAGGCAGTGCGTGGAACGGCTCGGCTTCAAGCAGATCTGTATGTCGGAGAACATCTCCGCGGACCGCGCAAACTTCCGCATGATCTACGAGCAGCTGGCGGAGCGGAGACGGCAGGAAGCGCAGACGCCGGAAGCATTGAAAAACCTGATCGGCGATATCCAGAGAAAGCAGATGCAGATCGGAACCAGGGAGGATGCGTAGCATGGAGAAGTATGAAACCTGTAAACATGTGCTCAGCGTGGGCAGAACAGCGGTGTATGTAGGCACCGGCTGCCCGCGGGCAAATATGATCCGTGGCACGCTGGTGAGCGCCAAAACACGGTGCCGCAAGTGCCTGCGGTGGGAAGGAAGAGAAGATGCAGAAAACGCCGGAAAAGGTAGAAAGGCAGATCCTGGCACTGCTGAAAGCGGGGATGACGCAGAAGGCGGTGCGGGAAAAGTTCGGAGTCGGGCACGCCGTCATTCGCAGAATCGTGGAAGAGAACGGTCTTCTACGGGCTGATCGGGAACTGGAGAGGCACAAGAAGCTGGATTTTCCCCAGTATCTTCTGGATGACTGGGACGAAACAAGAATTGAATTATTGGAAAGGGCGAGAAGATGGCAGTGATTGGAATTGTTGTTTTCTGCGGGGCAATCATCGGTGCGGTGGCGTGGCTGCTGAACCGGCCAGAGCGGCCGAAGGATCCGCGGGAGGATGATGAACAGATGGAATACTTAAGAGAATGGAACAGGAAACATGAAAGGACGGACAAAGAAAAATGATACCGAGAAAATTTACTGGAGAAATGCTGAAAGGAAGAAAAGCAACGCTGGAACGCGATATAAGAAATGTGGCAGGCGTAGCGATAGGGAAAGGGGCGACAGTTACAATTACGGAGGTTGTGCGCGGAAAAGGGCTGACAATTAAAACGGAGAAATGCCCACATTGCGGACAATATTCATACATCACAAGAGTACAGAGAGAGGATTTAACACTGCTACCAAATGTATAGTAGTATTTTGTGCGCTGGTAATCGGAGAAAGTGGAAGGAAAAGCATAAAAAATAACAAGCAAAGAAAGGAGCCAGCCTCCGGCCGGGGCAAGGGTATACCGGGCTTCTGAAAGGAAAAAATGAAAAACGATACACCAGAAAAACAGTTGACAGAACTTTGCAGTAAACTAACTCATGAACGTGCTACTTGGAACCATATCAACGAAAACGGTTGCAATGATCCGTTCTGGCCGGATGGCTGCAATATGAATCTGACGAGAAATCATATTATTTCTTACAAGAGAGATATTGCAGAGTTATGTGAAAAAGCTGGAATGTCACTTCCGGAAGAATATTTTTTGAAGATTCCGCCGGAAGTAGACGATAATTATATGGCAAACCTGAAACAGCAGGCACGTGTCGATCGGTTAAAACAGCAGTGGGATAAGTTAAGCTTGAAAAAAACAAAATTCGTCGATGACGGACAGCTGGAGTTTGGATGAGGTGAAAAACAATGAATGGTGAAGGATATCGTGATCCGACAGCGGACAGGGCAATTCGAAACGCTACCCACCTGCCGAGACAGATCTGGAGTGTGGTCAAGGCTGTACGGGAGGTTTTGAACGTGTCGCACCTGGAATTGGTCGAGATCAGAATGAGAGACAGAACAACCGGAAGAGAACATAAGTGGGGAGGTGATACCAATGGAGAAAAAGGTTCTGGAGCAGTACATAGACGCATGCGAGCTGATCAAAGAGACGGAAAAGGACATTAGACGGCTGAAGAAGAAGCGTCAGACTATTGTGCAGACGAATGTATCCGGGAGCAATCCGGATTTTCCGTACAACCCGCAGCACTTCAAGATCGCGGGAACAGCGTTCACTTATGAGGAGGATGCCAGATTGCGGCACGAGGAGAAGATTCTGGAGGAGCGTCGGGAGCAGGCGCAGCGGCTGAAGGTGGAAGTGGAGCAGTGGATGAACCACATTCCGCAGAGGATGCAGCGGATCATCAAGTACAGAGTCTTCGAGGAGATGAGCTGGAGCCAGGTGGCAAGTAAACTGGGGCGGAAAGCTACGGAGGGCAGTGTGAAAATGGAATTTCAAAGATTTTTCGAGAAAGAGTAAACTTTGTTACGTTTGTTACATATGTTACGATTCAAAATGTTATAGTGTATCATGGAAGAACGGCAGGAAGGGTTTCATCTTTTCTTTACCTCCTTGTGAATGTATTTTGAGCGGCGGTCAGGTGTTACAGCTTGACCGCTGATTGGGCGGCATCAGCCCGTGGAAAAAGTCCGAATGATGTACGATGTTGAACGAAGCCCCCAGACATCTGAACTGAGAGCGATGCACCGCCTTAGAGAGATTGACAAGGCCTGCTTGAATTTTATAGTTATGTAGTGCCATAACTACAAAAAACGGTAGGAAGTGCTATTGGAACGTAGCTCAAGGAGAGCGCAGAGACGCCGGCACGAGGCGCAGGTTCGAATCCTGCCGTTCCAACTCTCCAGTGGATGGAGATTCTCCGATTTGTTACTTTTATTCCAAGGATTCCTCGCAGAGATGCGGGGAATTTTTGTATGCAGAAATTTGGAAAGAAAGGTGGTGTTGCCGGATGGCAAAATTGACTGCAAAGCAGCAGAGATTTGTGGAAGAGTATCTGATCGACCTGAACGCAACACAGGCCGCTATTAGAGCAGGATATTCGCCGAAAACAGCAAATGAACAAGGAGCGCGGCTGTTAGCAAATGCTAGTGTTCAAGAGGCTATTGCAAAGGCAATGGCTGAAAGATCAAGGCGAACGGGAATCAGTCAAGATAGGGTGATTCAGGAACTGGCAAGAATAGCTTTTGTGAATCCGAAAAACATAATCGATTTTGAAGATGCATCTGTTCGACCGGATGTTACAGAAGATGATCTGGCGTGTATCCAGTCCGTAAAGGTCAAGACGACGGATGGACCGAAAGGAACGTCGATGGAGCGGGAAGTTAAGCTGAATGACAAGATGAAAGCGTTGGAACAGTTAGGTAAACACCTTGGAATGTTTACTGAGAAAGTTGAGCTGGATGCAGATATGGATCTCAACATCACGATTGACTACGGGGAGGACGATTCCGGATGAACATAAACGTCCAGATGAACCCAGGCTTCAAAGAAGTTGACCGCAGCCGAAAACGGTATATTGTTATGAAAGGCTCTGCTGGATCAGGAAAGAGTGTTGATACGGCGCAGAATTATATCTTGCGGCTGATGCAGGATCCGGGAAGAAATCTTCTATGCGTTCGAAAGGCGGACGTGACCAACAGGGATAGCACTTTTGCAGAATTGCAAGGTGCTATTTTTCGCATGTTTGGGGAGCAGTACAAGAAATATTGGCATATTAACAGCTCCAACATGATTGTGGAGTGTAAAATCAACCGCAATCAGATCATTTTCCGAGGCGTCAACGATGAAAAGCAGCGTGAAAAACTGAAATCCATTACATTCAAACGTGGCAAGCTGACGGATGTCTGGATCGAAGAAGCAACGGAAATTACGCAGGCGGACTTCGAGATCATTGATGACCGTCTCCGTGGTGAACTGCCGGATGGACAGTTCTATCAGATACGGATGACGTTCAACCCGGTATCGGCGTACCACTGGATTAAGCGTGTGTTTTTTGACCGGTCAGATCCGGATGTTCTGACACATCAGTCAACCTACGAGCAGAACCGCTTTATCGATGATGCCTACCGAAGACGTATGATGCGGCGTAAGGAAGTGGATCCAGAGGGGTATCGGGTATATGGCCTGGGGGAATGGGGCGAGGTCGCCGGACTGATCCTCAAAAACTATGTTGTCGAAGAATTTGACTGTTCACCGGAACGATTCGATTACATGGTCAATGCACAGGATTTCGGATTCAATCACGCCAATTGCATCGGTGAGGTTGGCTTTAAGGATGGTGAGTTGTATCTATGCCGGGAACTGTACGTGTATGAGATGGACACGGACGAGATCATCCGGCTGGCGGAGGGGCAGTTCAACAAGCGCCTGCGCATGTGGTGCGATTCTGCGGAGCCGGACCGTATCAAGATGTGGCAGAAGGCGGGATACCGCGCAAAAGGCGTGCAGAAGGAGCCGAACAGCGTGCATGCCCAGATAGATTACCTGAAACAGCACAGAATCCATATTTACCCGTCCTGCGTCAATACAATAAAAGAAATTCAGCAATGGAAGTGGAAGAAGGATGAGCGTACCAACACTTATCTCGAAGAGCCAGTTCCATTTTTTGATGATGCCATGGCGATGCTTCGATACTCCATTGAGGAAGAACGCAAGGCGAAACCACGGCTGAACAGAAAGGTGAAAGGAGGGATATAGAAGTGCGAACGAATTTGTATAGGCTACCGTCGGAAGAGACGCTGACAGATGCCAAATTGAACGAATTTATCATGCGGCATTCCGGAGAGTGCGCATTTAGATACAGCATGCTGCAGGAGGCCTACGAGACGGATTACCCGATCCTGCATGAGCCGTTAAAGCCCAAGTGGAAGCCGGACAACCGGATCATGGTCAACTTTGCGAAATACATCGTGGATACGATGAACGGCTTCTTCATCGGGCATCCGATCAAACTGCAGGTAGACGATGGAAACGAAGCGGTTGAGAAATATGTTGATTTTCTGGATCAGTATAATGATCAGGACGATAACAATGCCGAACTGTCCAAGATCTGCAGTATCTTCGGCAAAGGCTATGAAATGTATTACGTAGATGAGAACGGAAATATCGGTATCACCTATCTGAGCCCGCTGGATGCATTCATGATCTACGACGATTCCGTGCTGGAAAGGGAACGATATTTCGTGCGGCTGTATTACGATTCGAATCAGATCCTTCATGGAAGCGTATCGGACGAGACGAAGGTCCGCTGGTTTACAATCAAAGGAAAATTACTCTGGGATGCAGACGAGAAGATACACGGCTTCGACGGCGTTCCGGCATCGGAGTACGTAGAAAACAAGGAGCGTATGGGAATCTTCGAGCCGGTCCTTACGATGATTAATGCATACAACAAGGCGATCAGCGAGAAAGCCAATGATGTTGACTATTTCGCGGATGCCTATCTCAAGGTTCTTGGTTCCAAGCTGGAAGAAGACGATGTGGCGCATATCCGGGATGACAGAATCATTAATTTCGACGGGGACACCGAACGGTTGATTGTCGAATTTCTTCAGAAACCGGATGGTGATACCACGCAGGAGCATCTGATCGATCGTCTGGAAAAGCTCATTTTCCATATCAGCATGGTGGCCAATATCTCGGATGAGAATTTTGGCACCAGTTCCGGCATCGCCATGAAATATAAGCTGCAGGCAATGAGTAACTTGGAAAAAACGAAAGAGCGGAAATTTACCAGCGGAATGAACCGGAGGTATCGTCTGATTTTCTCAAATCCGGTCTCAGGAATGAAAAAAGATGACTGGGTGAAGATCCATCCACATTTTACACTAAATTTCCCGGCAAACCTGCAGGAAGAGGCAGAGATCGCGAAGAATCTGGAAGGTGTGGTCAGCCAGGAAACACAGCTCGGGGTGCTGTCTATTGTGGACAATGTACAGGATGAAATCAAGAAAATTGATACCGATCAGAACAAGGTGAGAGCGGATCCAGTGATGAAGCAGATGTTTGGCGGCGGTGGACAGGATGACGAGTAAGGAATACTGGCAGAAACGTGAGACGGAACATGCCAAGAAGAATAAGATGTCTGAGCAGACCTATGCAGAAGAGATCCGGAAGACCTATGCGTATATGGCGGATCAGATTCAGAAGGAAATCGATGGATTTTACGCAAAATACGCCAATGCTGAGAAGATTTCGCTGGCAGAAGCAAAGAGAAGGGTTTCCAAGCTCGATATCGAAGAGTATGGCAGGAAAGCGGCGAAATACGTCAAAGAAAAAGATTTTTCCGACCAGGCGAATGAAGAGATGCGGCTGTACAATGCAACCATGAAGATCAACCGTCTGGAACTGCTGAAAGCCAATATCGGGCTGGAAATGGTATCCGGTTTCGATGAACTGCAGAAATATTTTGACAAGACGCTGACACAGCAGACAATAGAAGAATTTCGCAGGCAGGCGGGTATTCTTGGCAATTCCGTGCAGGAAAATGGGAAAATGGCGCGGGCAATTGTCGATGCGTCATTCCATAACGCCACTTATTCCGATCGAATCTGGATGTATCAGGATATGCTGAAAGCAGAGCTGGACAAGCTGCTGAAAACAGGGCTAATCCAGGGCAAGAACCCGCGGGAGCTTGCGGTGCACCTGCAGAAACGCTTCGGTGCAAGCCGGGAGGATGCAGAGCGGCTCATGGTCACGGAGCTTGCCAGAGTCCAGACAGAAGCGCAGAAGCAGTCCTATATTCGAAATGGATTCGAAGAATATACATACGTTGCCTGCGGGAATGCAGATGTCTGCGAGCGGTGCCAGGCGTTGGATGGTAAGCATTTCAAAGTGCAGGATATGATGCCGGGGACGAACGCGCCGCCGATGCATCCGCGGTGTCACTGCTCCACGGCAGCCTATGAAGACAGTGCAGAATATGAGAAATGGTTGGACTTTCTGGAACAGGGTGGTACCACAGAAGAATGGGAAGCATCGAAAAACAGAAAGGCAAGATATAAAGACAACGAAGGAATATTCCAAACATTGGATGGCAGATCAAAGGGGCGAGACGTTATCAAACCTCGAAATATCATGAAAGAAATGAAAAAGTCCAGCATCGGAACGGAAATGTTGGAATATCTTCAGGAAAATGATATTCAAATAAAGGTATGGTACGGAGTTGATGTCGACGAGGGACTGGACGGACTTTTCGAAGATGGTGAAATCAACATTTATGCTGATAACACCAAAACGGTTCGTGAGACAGCTATTACAGTGATTCACGAGGCCACACATGCCAAAATCAACAAGCCAAACACCAAAAATCAAGAGTTACAATGCTATATGAACGAGTACAGACATCAAAACATTGAATTGACAGAGAAAGTTGTCCAGGATATAATTAATCATATAAATGATAAATATCCGAATTTGAAATGGGAGTGATTGTTTATGACGAATACTCTGAATATGCCGCCTCATGAGAGGGTAAAACTTTTGAGAAAAGGCGAAAAAGTTCTGTGCAAGAAATGCAAAAAAGGAATTATGATTCCTGTTGGCGACCGTGAAAAAACCAATACTTTTTACTGTGATTCTTGCAAGAATCAGTTAATTATCAACTGATGATAAGGAGACAGGACAAATGGCTCAGAATGATTATTTCGTGATTGTATACCAGGTACTGAAATATCTGTATGAATGCTTGAAAAAGGGTGAAAAACCAGAAGCGTGTTACCTTACAGCATCGGCTTATAATATTCATGAGAATTATTGGCAGTATATCATTTTAAGCCTGATTACGGAAGAATATGTAAAAGGCATTGCTGTTAATCATACGAAAGATGGCGTTCTTTTAGGCGATCTGCCGGATGCCATTATCACACCAAAGGGTATTTCCTATCTGTTCGAAAATTCGTTGCTTGAAAAGGCAAAAAAGACGTTGAATGACGTAAAAGAGATGGTTCCGTTCGTATAAAACTGTTTAAGGAGTAAAAACGATAATGGCAAAGAATGACATGGAAGTAATCATGTATAAAATACTAAGGTATCTGTACGAATGCATGAAACTCGGTGTAGAACCAGAACTCGAACAGTTCGCGTGGAATTCAAAATTATTTGATATTCCGCAAAGCTATTGGTGCAAGATCATTGCAACGCTTGTAAGGAAGGGATATATTACAGGATTTGTGGTCGTTGACAAAACAAAAGACGCGCCAATGCTCCAAACAGACAGACCATTTGAGATTACGTTTGAGGGCGTACAGTTCCTGGAAGAAAACAGCCGCATGCAGAAAGCAAAAGAATATTGTACTGAAACATTCAACGTGATATTGTCTGCATTACTTGGCGCGATTATTTCATAGTTACCACTAGTCGAGAGGCCGGTGGTATTTTTATGCCCATTTAAGAAAGAGAGGATCAAAGAGTGATTGAAGTATCCGTTCGTAAGAACGAAATCAAGGTATCCGGCCATGCAATGTATGCACCGCACGGGCAGGACATTGTCTGCGCAGGCGTTTCCAGCCTCGTGCGGACGCTGATCCGCTCGATCGAGGATCTGACAAGGGATGAAATAGAATACGAAGTATCGCCCGGCTGGGTTGATATACAGTATGGGAATCTATCAGAGAGAGCAAGAACTCTGGTGGATTCCTTTTTTGTCGGCATCTATCTGATGGCCGATGAATTTCCGGAGCATGTCCGGATCGTGTAACCGATGTGACCGAAATGTCGTTAAACTATGATTCCGGAGCAACGGCACGGGGCTATTACAGAACGGGACGGGGCAGAAAGGACAGAAAAATAATGAAGTGCAAAAACAACCATTATCATTGGAGAATCCCGATGATCAACCTGCAGGTATTTGCAGACGGCGAAGGAGACGGCAGCGGAGCCGGAGACGGAAACGAGGACGGAACTGGAGCAGGTTCTGGAGATAGCGGCAATGAGATGTCATTTGATGATTTTCTTGGACAGGCAGAGAATCGTGCAGAGTTCGACCGCAGGGTCCAAAAGGCGGTAAATACAGCAGTGACCAAAGCACAGGAAAAGTGGCAGGCGCTGACTGATGACAAACTTTCAGAAGCGGAAAAGCTCGCGAAGATGACCAAGGAAGAGAAAGCAGAGTACAAGAATCGTAAGCTGGAGAAAGAACTGGCGGATCTGAAACGGCAGAACGCGATTTCGGAGATGTCAAAAACAGCCAGAAAGATGCTGGCAGATGAAGAAATCAACATCCCGGATGAACTTCTGGCACATCTGGTATCGGAAAGCGCTGAAGATACCAAGACGGCTGTGGAAGCTTTCGGAAAGATGTACAAGGACGCAGTGCAGGCTGCCGTAAAAGATGCTTTGAAGGGTAATGCACCAAAGGGCGGATCCGGCGGAAAGGGCGCTGTTACAAAAGAACAGATTCTTGCAATCAGCAACCCGATTGAGCGGCAGCGGCTGATTGCGGAAAACATCGCATTATTTCAGTAGGAGGAATACACATGCATAAAATTGGAAAATTAGGGCTGCAGGTGTTTGCAGCACCGGATAACATGACGGGGCAGGAACAGATCCAGGTAACGGCCCGCGAGATTGACTTTGTAACATCTTTCGGCAAAAACATTCAGGCGCTGCTTGATGTCCTGGGCATTATCCGAATGATCAAGAAAGATAACAATACTGTTTTAAAGACAAAAAAGGTAACAGGAACCCTGCAGTCCGGTGAGGTCGCAGAGGGCGAAGAAATCCCGTACTCTCAGTACGCTGTGGAAGAGATCCCGTTCGATACCATCAGGATCAACAAATACCGCAAGGGCGTAACCCTGGAGGCGATCGCAGAGAAAGGATACGATGCCGCAGTACAGGACACAGACGAAGAGTTTAAAAGCGATCTGCAGAACGTTGTCATGGATAAGCTGTATACACAGTTGAAGGCGGGTTCTCTGACTGATCACGAAAGTACTTGGCAGATGGCGGTTGCTATGGCGATCGGAAAAGTCAAAGACAAATTTAAAAAAATGAAAAGAACGGCTACAGGCGTAGCAGTGTGGGTGAATACACTGGATGTGTATAAATACGTTGGTGCTGCTGACATTACACTGCAGACGGCGTTCGGCTTTGAGTACATGAAGAAATTCCTGGGTGCAGAGGTTGTGTTCGTAAGCTCTGAAATCCCGGAAAACGTTGTTATCGCTACCCCGCTCAATAATATCGTCGGATATTATGTTGATCCGGGCGATTCTGAGTTCGTGAAGGCTGGCCTTAGCTACACAACGGATCCGACTACTCATTTTATCGGCTTCCATGCGCAGGGCACCTACGAGAGAGCAATTTCTGACATGTTCGCTATCATGGGCCTGCGTCTGTTCTGCGAATATCTGGATGCAATTGCTTGCATTTCCGTTGGCGGATCTGATACGCAGACACTTGGAACTCTGAATGTAACATCTGAAGCAGGAACAGAAGCTGGAAAGACGAAGATTTCCGTAAAAGAGCAGATCATGTCCATGAATAACTACTGGAAGTACAAAGATGCAGCATCTGCGACCGCGGTAAAATATGGTGATGATGTGAAAAACTGGAGCAAATGGGATGGAGAATCCGAGATCGCATCTACCGCTGGCCATCATATCACATTGGTTGAGTGCGACCAGAACTACAAAGCAGTTCGTTCTGGCGACGTAACAGTAGCTGTGAAAAGCTGAGAAAGGGTGATGGTATATGTACAGAGTAATCGAGTATTTTACTGATTTGCAGGACGATGACCATGAATACAGAACAGGCGATATCTTCCCGCGTGAGGGGCTTAAGGTATCCGAAGCCCGACTGGCAGAGCTTGCATCTGCTGAAAATCTGCGTGGTATCCCGCTGATCGAGCTGGTGGAGCCGGAAAAGGCAGGCAAAGGGAAAAGCAAGAATAAGGCAGTAGATTCCTTGGCAGAGTAGGAGGCAGCCTATGATCGAAGATCTGAAACTGCTTCTTGGACTGGAAGATACAGACAAAAAGACAGAACAGCAGTTACAGCTGATTCTGAATGCCACAAAACAGCGGCTGAAATTTCTTCTTGGCGGTCTGGAGCCGCCGGAAGAGATGGAATACATCATATTGGATGTTTCAGTCATTCGATTCAACCGGATCGGCTCGGAAGGGCTCTCCTCTCACAGTGTTGAGGGCGAAAGCCTTTCCTGGTCAGAAAATGATTTTGCCGGGTACATGGATGATATTCAGTCCTATCTGGACAGCCAGCGGGAGGCAAGAAAGGGAAAGGTAAAGTTTCTGTGAGATATGATACACCAGTTTTCTTCCAACGGGTCCTGCCGGGCGAATATGATTCGAAAACCGGAAACTATGCTGCAGACCAGGTCACAGAGGTGCAGAAAATGGCTTCTGTGATGGATACGAGGGCAGAGATCATGCAGATCGTATACGGAGGAATCCGTCAGGGCAGCGTGACCGTACAGCTTCAAAATCATTACCAGAAGCCGTTTGACCGGATCCGGATCGGGAACACAACCTATAGAGTGGACTATACGCGGAAACTTCGCGTGAAACAGACTTTTATTCTGTCGGAGGTGGTCTGATGCCGAAAATCAAGCTGGAAGGAATGGAGAAACTGCAGGTCAAATTGAAGAAAAACGTGCAGATGAGTGATATTAAGCGGGTGGTAAAGGAAAACGGAAAAGCTTTGCAGGAGGCGTCACAGAGAAAAGCGCCAGTGGATACCGGTACACTGAAACGGAGTATTGGTCTTGAGATCCGAGATGGCGGTCTTACGGCTGAAGTGGAGCCAACAGCAGAATATGCGGCATACGTGGAGTATGGAACTCGGTACATGAGTGCACAGCCATATATGCGTCCTTCCTACACAGCGCAGAAAGAGAAGTTCAAATCCGATTTGAAAAAGCTTACGAGGTGACATCATGGACCCACAGCAGGAATTATTCAGTGCGTTGCTTCTGGAATTAAAAAAACAGTATCCAGACGGTGTGTATGACACGTTTTTACCGCCGGAAGGTACGCCATACCCGTTTATCTATCTGGCGGACAGTGACTTGAATGATCGGGCCAACAAAACGGCTGTATTCGGCACTGTAAGTCAGACAATCCACGTTTGGCACGACAATCCGCGGCAGCGCGGCACAGTTTCACAGATGCTTCTGCAGATCAAGCAGGTTTGCAGACATCTGGAACATACCGGCAACTTTTCCTGGTCCGTGCAGAGCTTAAATCAGAGAATATTGCCGGACACAACCACCAACCAGCCACTTCTTCACGGTATCGTGGAAGTGACTTTTTTATTTAGTTAGGAGAACAGCATGAGAAAAACAATTGATTTACAGTTATTCGCAGATGCGGTACGTGGTAAAAAGATCGTTTATCTGTACCGCCTTAAAAAAGATGCGGCTAAAAATGCAGCTACAGCATTAGCGTTTACGACAGAGAACGGCAGAACGACAAGCAAAGATGCCGATACCACAGAGACAAAGGATGGCACGATCCGTACCCCGGGAGCAGCCGAGGTTGAGATTACGGCAACCAGTATTCTTGCCAAGGGCGACACACTGATCGACTCTCTTGAAGATGCCATGATCAACGATGAACTGGTCGAGATCTGGGAAGCAAATCTGGATGATCCAGCATCCAGCGGAAGCAATAAATTTAAGGGAAAATACTTCCAGGGCTATGTGACGGAGGTAGAAAAGACTTCAAACGCCGAAGATATGGTGGAGGTGTCTCTTACCTTTGGTGTCAATGGAACCGGTCAGAAAGGTGATGTAACCGTAACGACCGCGCAGCAGGAAATAGCAGCTTACGTATTTACAGATACGACAAAAACAGGAGCGTAAAAATACTGAGGGCGAGAAATCGTCCTCAGTTTGAATAGTAAAGGAGAAAAATGATATGGAACTTACAATCAACGGACAGGTGTATCAGTTTAATTTTGGCATGGGATTCATGAGAGAAATGAACAAGAAAGTAAGCATGCCGGTAGACGGAGTAAAAGATGCCAAGAAGAATATTGGCCTGAGATACGCTGTGGCAGGGATCATGGACGGAGATGTAGAGGCTCTTGAGGATCTGTTACTCGTAGCGAATAAAGGGCAGAATCCGAGAGCAACTACAGAAATTCTGGATGAATATATTGATGATCCGGATACCGATATCAATCAGCTCTTCGAAGATACGATGGGTTTCTTAAAGAATGCAAATGCTACGAAGAAATGCGTCCAGAATCTCGAGAAGACGATCGAGGAAGAAAAAGCGAAGAAGTAGGTGGCGTAGCCCATGAAGAGGTGAGTTTCGAAGAACAATACCGGGAAGTTGCAATCAGCTGCTTCCGGTATCTGGGATTCACATCGTTTGAGCAGGTTGATCGTCTGACGATTGCACAGTACGAAATTATGATGGAAGCGCTGAGATATCGAATAGTAGACGACGAATACAGGGCACATCGGCAGGCCTTTCTGAATTTTGCGGCCCAAGCGCAAAAAAAATCCGGAAAGAAAACAGTGCCAGTATACAAGCGATTCCGTAATTTCTTTGACTATGAAAAAGAATTAAAAAATGTGAAGGAAAAGAAGCGCAAGAAGGGTGATCCACGATTCGCCGGAATATCCAAATTGTTAAAGAGAGGAGAGTGAACAGATGGCAGAATCTTATAGCGTAAAGGCGGTTTTATGCGCGGAAGATAAGAACTTCTCCTCAATGATGAAATCATGCAGCAGTTATGCTGAAAATCTGAAAAATACGCTTACAAGTGGAATTGGATTCGGCGCTATGGCGGCGATCGGATCCAAGGCAGTATCGGCAGTCGGAAGTGGATTAAAAAGTCTGACTACAGGAGCAATAAGCGCTGGTGCGAATTTTGAGAATGCTATGTCATCTGTAGCAGCTATTTCCGGGGCTACAGGATCTGACTTTGATCGGCTGTCTGAAAAGGCGAAACAGCTCGGAAAATCCACACAGTACACCGCAAGTGAGACAGCTTCTGCGATGGAGTACATGGCAATGGCCGGCTGGAAAACTGAGGATATGTTAAATGGAATCGAAGGCGTAATGGATCTGGCCGCTGCATCGGGAGAAGATTTGGCTGGCGTTTCCGACATCGTAACAGATGCTATGACAGCTTTCGGTTTATCGGCGGATGGCACCACCAAAATTATCAAAGATGGTTTTACAAAAGAAGTCTCCAACGCTTCACATTTTGCTGATGTTCTGGCAGCAGCTTCGGCAAATTCTAACACCAACGTTGCTATGCTGGGCGAATCTTTTAAATATGCGGCTCCCGTAGCTGGATCGTTAGGATACAGCGTAGAAGATACAGCCATTGCCCTCGGACTCATGGCGTCGTCAGGGTTGAAAAGCAGTATGGCTGGTAGCAGCCTCCGAACTATCCTGACAAATCTTGCCAAGCCAACAGATGATATCAGTGACGCAATGGATTATTTGGGCATATCCTTGCAGAATGGTGATGGCTCTATGAAGTCTCTGATGGACATTGTAACCGATCTGCGAGGTGCATTTGGACAATGTAAAATGCCAATGGATCAGTTCCAAGAGAATCTTGCAAAACTTGACGAAAAGTATGCCAATGGAGAGCTGACAGAAAAGAAGTATAATGAAGCATTAGCAGATTTAACGGAAAAGGCTTATGGAGCAGAGGGAGCGTTAAAGGCCAAATATGCTGCTACATTAGCTGGAAAAGAGGGTATGTCAGGTCTGCTTTCAATCGTGAGTGCGGCACCAGAGGATTTTGACAAGTTAACAAACGCCATTTATAACAGCGATGGTGCAGCCAAAGAAATGGCAGAAATAAAAATGGATAATCTGCAGCACGATGTCGTGAAACTGCAGTCTGCTATGGAAGGACTTGGAATTACCGCATTCAACCAGGTTGGCGGAAAAATGAGAGGTTTGGTTGGCATCGCAACTGAGGCGGTTGGAAAAATCGATGAGAAGCTTGCCAGCGGAAAAGGGATCGAAAAGGCTGTCGATAAAATAGAAGCAATGGTTGAGAAAGCAAAACCATATTGGGATATTTTCAAAACGGATGCAGTGGAAGCAGGAACAGCGCTGGGCGATGCGGCTGGGGCGATCATAGGAGATATCAAGAAACTTTCAGGTTCTTTTGGCAGCACAGAAAGTATTGAAAATTTCTCAACCATTTTGGGAAAGGTTAAAGATGGAACTGTAGCAGTTTCGGGATTTTTGGAAAAACATTCGGATGTAATTGCAAAGTTGGTGGTAACACTTCCGAAACTTTTGATTGCGTACAAAGGCTTTAAAATTGTTAAAGCTGTAGCACCGTTTGTTGGCGCATTTACGGGAGCTGTTGGAGGACTGGCAAAGGCTGGTCTTGGGAAAATTGCACCTGGCTTATTTAAAGTGTCAAAAGGGCAGGAAGCGGTTGGCAAATCAAGCGGTGGCAGTGCAAAGAAAATGGTAGCATCCGCCAAGGCCTTTATGATGATGGGTGTCGGGGTACTGGCGATTAGTGCTGGGTTCTATTTGCTTGCGCAGTCTGCAATTGCAGTAACCAACGCTGGCCCAGGGGCAATCGCTGTTTTTGGTGGTTTGATTGGTGTTGTAGTAGGACTTGCAGTTGGTATGACAAAGATGCTTTCGTCTATGTCTGGCGGGTCGAAGAAATTAACAGCGATGACACCGGCGCTTCTGGCATTGGGAGCGGCTGTATTAATGATTAGCGCAGGTTTGGCACTGCTGGCGTATTCTTCAATTCAGTTGGCGAATGCTGGTCCGTTGGCCATTGGATGTATGGCAGGAATGGTCGTAGCGCTTGCCGGTTTGATGTTGGTAGCGAAAAATGTAGCACCAACACTTTCGGCCGG